CAGTTTCTCGAGATGTTGCTCTAGAACTATTTGACTCTTGTGTCAATATGGGACCAGATAGAGCAACTGATTTTCTACAGCGGTCTCTTAACGTTCTCAATGTTAGAGAAAGAGTGTACGATGATCTAACACTTGATGGTGTTATGGGTCCAGCAACACTCGGTGCTCTAAGAAAACATGTTGAGCACCGAGGTTCAGCTGAAGTGTTATATAAAATGCTGAATGTATTGCAAGGTGCATTCTATGTTAATCTTGCAGAACGTAGAGAAAAAGATGAAACATTTATCTACGGTTGGTTCAAACACAGAGTAAAGTAATATGGCAGTGACAACAAGATTAGAATTAAAAGAATATTGCTTGCGCAAACTTGGTAAGCCTGTCATCAATATTAACGTTGATGATACACAGGTTGAAGATCGTGTTGATGAAGCACTTGAAACTTTTCAAGAAAAACATTATGATGCAACAGAACGCGACTGGGTCTACTATGAATTAACACAAACTGACCTTGATAATGGCTGGGTTGCTATTCCTGATGATATCTTGGTAGTCATTGGTCTACTTCCATTTAGCGAGATTGCAGCTCAAGCTGATTTGTTTTCATATCAGTATCAGCTAGCATTGAAAGAGCTATCTCCGTGGAGACCATTGAATCAGTTAGACTACTATATGAAAGTTACTAACTATGAATCTATCAATGATATGACATCAGTGACACCAACGTTTGATTTCTCTAAACATGCTGGTAAACTAAAGATCTTTGAAGATCTGAAAAAGCTTGGTGTTGGTTATAAGCTTGCTGTTCATGTCCAAAGAATTATTGACCCAGCACAAGTTCCAAAAATCTATAATGATAAGTGGCTTAAAGAATTTACGACTGCTTTAGTGAAAAGACAATGGGGCGAAAATCTCAAAAAGATGAGCGGTATTACATTGCTTGGTGGTGTTGAGCTAAATGGCCAACAAATATTTGATGAAGCAATGGATGAGATTGCTAAGCTCGAAGAAAATCTTGAAGAAACATATATGCTACCGAATGATTTCATTGTAGGTTAATATGACATTATCAAAAGAACAAGAACGTCGTAGAGAAGAAGCAGAGTTTCAACGAGATCGACGTAAGTGGCGAATTCGTAGACGCTTTGCTATATCTTCATTTGTTCAACTTGTTCTGTTGACATTGTTTTACATTATTGCTCCATTCTATATGACTGCTGATCAAGCTCAGACATTCGCTGAGTTCAATTCAATCATCATTACACTGATTGGTTTTCATACTGGTCTAGTCATGTTGTATATGGGTGCAGTAACCTATAATGAGTCTATCTCCAAGGACATGTATAACAAGAACATTGAATCTCCTGAAGATGGTATTAGAAGATGATCTAGTGGTGACTAGACCATTTAATAAATAAATCTATATGTTCCTATTGATTCAAATAAAAGGACATTCTAAAGTCTTCTAGAGGGTTATATGCCAAACGTCAGTCCACACTTCCAGCACTACAATGCTACGAACGAACAGAATCTGATTCAAGACCTTGTTGATGAATCAATCTATCAGCGTGGATTGGAAATTGTTTACATTCCTAGATCACAAGACAATATTGACTATCTATATAATGAAGACCCTTCTCAGTATTACGATTCATTCAAACTTATAGCAGTCTATCCTTTATTCGTAGATGGATTTGATGGGCAAGAACTGATGTCTATGTTTGGTAATGAATTTCAAAAGTCCGGTACTTTTGTAATGTCAAAAAGAAAGTGGGCTGAAATATTTCCAGAGTATCCGCTTCCACGAGAAGGTGATCTAATCTATATGCCAGTCACAAATGCTATTCTTGAAATAAAATATGTAGAACAAGAATCGCCTTTCTTTGAAAAGGGTAAGCAATACGTATATGAACTAAAGACAGAAGCATTTGAATTCTCCTACGAAAACATTAGCACCGGTAATACTGAAGTCGATGATATCGTTGCAGATGAAATTGATGTATTGAATCAAGATACTAATACTGAAGGCTACGGTGACAATGATGACATTGCTAATGATACATCAGACGATATTGATTTCGATCCAGACAATCCATTCGGAGTTAGATGATGGCTATACTTGAGAATCATTTTTACAACAAAACAATTAAGCTATACACAGCCGTCTTTGGAACAGTCTTCAATGATATGAGTATCATTCGTTCAGATGGCAAAGAAGTAAAAGTTCCAATTGCATACGCAGGGCAACAGAAACAGAATGTTCGTATAGATGAAGAGTCTGAACGTCCTAATGTTCGACATAAAATGAATCTTCCTCGAATGGCATTTCGTTTAGTTGGTTGGGAAAAAGACGAGAGCCGCATCACAAATAAAAGGCACGTTCTGCAAGATCAACAACCAGATCGTACTTCTGTTAATAGTGTACAGTCTCAGTATAATCGAGTTCCATATAACTTCGACTATGAACTCATGGTTAAAACAAAGCATGTTGATGATATGCTACAGATCGTAGAGCAGATTCTTGTTTACTTCAATCCAGGAATTGAGATTGTTGTAAATGACAATGAAACTATTAATGCATCTACTGCAATAAATCTTGAACTAAATGGTTCTAACTTTGAAGATAACTTTGAAGGTCTATATGAAGATGGTCGATCTATTGAAGCTACTTTCAATTTTACTTTAGAAGGTTACTTATATACTCCATCACAAACAAGTGGAATCATCAAACAAATAAATCTAAATTATTATGACTTACTTGACCCAGATACAATTTTAGAATCTGATGTAATAGATGAGAGTGATCTATAATGGCTGAAAGTAAATTCGATAGGCAATTAAAAAGCCTCATAGCAGGTGATGAAGATGTCAATAAAGAACTAGACAATATTCCAGATGAAGGTGAAGAAGAGCAACCGCAAGATATGTCTCCAGTTACTTTTGATCCTAAAGAATCTGGTGTTGATGAATTTAGAAACAAAGACATAGAAAGCGATTACAAATTTGCTCGTTCTAATCTTTACGGTCTGATTGGTCGATCAAATGCTGCTTTGGAACTAACATTAAAAATTGCAGCGATGTCAGAACATCCAAGAGCAATGGAAGTTGCTTCTACTATTATGAAGACATCAGCAGATATGACAAAACAGCTACTTGAATTACAAAAGTCTGTTGAAGAACAAAAAGGAAAGTCTGGAGAACACCCTAAAGGTCATTATGAACAACATAATCACTATTATGGGGAAGGCGACAAGTCTGCGACAGATATAGACGGTGAGTTAGATGGCCTCGAAGACGAAGACAACAAAAATAAAAAATAATATAATCACAGATGAAAATACAGTTACGCGTAAAATTAAAGATCTTAAACGTGTAGCTGATTTTGACGTGCTTGGGTTTTATGAAGCAAATAAAGGTCTCGTCAAAAAGTATTTAAGAAAGAATACTCTCAAATTAGATATTCCTGACTTTGATGAAGAGTTAATTACTGATAATTGGTGGTATAAGAATAAAGAAGGTATTCTCAGAACAGGTATCAAAGAAAAAGAATACACTACTTATCAAAAGTTAGAATGGATTAAGTGCGCACTTGATGTTGTTTACTTTACTCGTAAACATGTAAAGATCATTTCTATTGATGATGGTATCATACCTTTTGATCTGTATGACTATCAAGAAGATCTGCTTTATATGTATGATCAGAATCGTTTCTCTATTAGTCTACAATCTCGCCAGTCTGGTAAAACTCAAACAACTGCTTCTTTCATATTACACTTTTCATTATTTAATGATGCAAAGATGTCAGCTATACTTGCAAACAAAGCTGACCAAGCTCAAGAAATATTAGAACGTATCCAGCTTTCATTTGAAATGCTACCGTTATATCTACAACCAGGTGTTAAGACTTACAACAAACGATCTATGAACTTTGGTAATAATTCAAAGATCATGACGTTCTCTTCGAGTTCAAGTTCTGTTCGTGGTAAGTCTATTGCATTACTTTATGTAGACGAGACTGCCTTCATACCAAATGATATGCAATTCTATGAATCTACATATCCAACAATTGCATCGGGTAAGCAATCTAAAGTTATTCTTACAAGTACTCCAAACGGCACTCGTGGAATGTTCTACAAACTTTGGCAGGAATCTATTTCTAATCGAAACAGTTATGTTCGTAAGATCGTTACATGGAACATGGTCCCAGGACGAGATAAGAAATGGAAAGAAGAGACGATTGCTAACTCTAGTGCTGAGCAATTCAGACAAGAACATGAATGTGCATTTAGAGGTTCATCTGATTCACTTCTATCTGGTGCTGTACTTGAGACATTGATTGTAAAAGAACCAATTGAAATGATTGAAGACTTAGCAATATTCGAAGAAGCAAAAGAAAGTCATTCATATGCAATGACAGTTGATTGCTCTGAAGGTGTAGGTGGTGACTTTCATGCTGTATCTGTAATTGATATTACACAAGTACCTTATGAAGTAGTAGCAACATATTCAAATAATAAATTATCTCCATTACTATTACCCAATTTGCTATTAAACGTTGGAACAAAGTATAACGACGCTCTGATATTGATAGAGAATGCTTCGTCTGGTGGTCAAGTAGCATCAGACTTATATTATGATCTTGAATATGAAAATACATTGATGACAATTCAAGAGAAAGGAAAACAAGTATTAGGATTTGATTCTGAAGGTAGACTTGGTGTAAAAACTTCGAAGCAAGTTAAGTCTATTGGATGTTCAACTATTAAGACTTTAATAGAAAACGGAAAGATTAATCTAAATGATAGCAATATGATCTCCGAGTTTGGAGATTTTGTTCCTAAAGGTGGATCATATGCTGCAGCCGAAGGTGCCCATGATGACATGGTGATGTCTATGGTTCTATTTGGATGGCTTACAACTCAATCATACTTTGTAGAAATGACGGATGTAGATATTAGACAGAAATTGTTTTCAGATATGAGAAGCCGTTCAGAAGAAGAAATGTTGCCATTTGGATTCATTGACGATGGTCATAGTGAATTTGATGGTAATCAGTACATAGACCGGGAAAGCAGCTACGGCATAATAAGTTAAAGTGGTTTATTTATAAATAATAAAGAATCATAACAAACACGGATAAGAGAGGTAAATCCTATGGCAAGTCCTGGCGTAATTACGCGTGAAAAGGACGTCTCACTAAACATTAACAGCATTGAGTCAAATGCTAGTTCAATGGTGGGATTGTTCCGTTGGGGACCTATTAATGAGCTAGTCAGAATCACAACAAATGAATCTGAACTTGTTCAAAAGATGGGTCGTCCAGACAGCGCAACAACAATATCATTCCACTCAGCTCTAAACTATCTGACATACGTTAAACCGTTGTACATTGTTCGAGCAGTAGATGATGCAGTTGCATTAAACGCAGCTCCTTCAACCGGAACTCCTACTATTGTGGGAAATGATGGAGACTATGAAACAGTCGATCTAACAGGAAATTCATTCATTGGTCATTATCCTGGTACTCTAGGTAACAGTCTGAAAATCTCGGTTGCTGATGATAGTGGCTTTTCTGGTTGGGAATACGAAAACGATTTTGAATTTGCTCCACAAACTGGAGAATTCAACGTTGTTGTAGTAGACGAAGATGGTGAAATTACAGGAACAGCTGGAACAATTCTAGAATCATATGAACTAATGACTAAGGTCGAAGGTTCTAAAAAGCCTAACGGTGCATCTGCATACATCACAAAAGTTCTTCAAGATCAGTCACAATATGTTCTTACTGGAGACTTGGATGAAATTATATTTACTGAATCAGGTTCACTTGGTATCTATGATGTATCACTGACAGGTGGTGTTGATGGAAACGATTCTGCTAACGCGGACTTTTCTACAGCGGCTCAAGCGCTTTCTAACTCTGAGACATTGGATATAATCAGTACATTCACTTCTGCTGTGCCAGCCGCATCTAAAGGCACTCTAATTGATACAATGGTTACTCGCCAAGATGCTGTTGCATTCGTCGCTCCTGAATTGGACGATGTATACAACAATCCAACTGCTGCTGATGATGTGGTTGATTATTTTAATAGTACAATCAACAAGAATACGTCTTACGCATTCTATGTAGATAACTGGAAGCTGGTTTACGATAAGTATGCTGATAAGAACATTTGGATTCCTACGGATTCAGATGCAGCTGCGCTTCATTCACGTGTATTCGTTCAGAATGAGCCTTGGTTCTCACCTGCTGGTCTAAACCGCGGTCAGCTAAAGAATGTAATCAAGCTTGCTTGGAATCCAAACAAAGCACAACGTGATGTTCTTTACAAAGAATCTATCAACTCTGTTGTTGCATTCCCTGGTGAAGGTACTGTTCTGTTTGGTGATAAGACAACACTTAAACGTCCAAGCGCATTCAGTCGTCTCAACGTACGTAGTCTGTTTATCGTACTTAAGAAATCAATTGCTGAAGCTTCTAAGTTCCAGCTGTTCGAGCTTAACGATCAGATTACACGTAACGTATTCCGTAATGCGGTAGATCGTTACCTAAACAGCGTGCAAGGTCGTCGTGGTATTAATCGATACAGCGTTGTATGTGATGAAACTAACAACACTCCGCAGGTTATCAATTCTAATGAGTTCGTTGGTGATATCTACATTGACCCAGCACGTTCAATTAATACTATTAAGCTTAACTTCATTGCAGTTGATGCAGGTGTAAGCTTCGAAGAAATAGAAGGGGCATAATAGCATGGCTGGAATTAATGATTTCCTAGCTTCTTTAAGTGGTGGTGGCGCAAGACCGAATCGATTTGAAGTAGTAGTCGATTTCCCGGCTTTCGCCGCTTCACAAGAAGAAATCCGTAAAACATCTTTCTTGTGCCAGTCAACAAGTCTTCCAGGGTCTAGCCTTGGAATCATGACTGTTGGTTTTCGTGGCCGTGAATTAAAACTTGCTGGTGATCGTACTTACGATGATTGGGAAGTTACATTTTATAATGATACAGACTTCGCGATTCATGATGCTATGGAAAGA